GACATTCCGTGGTCCGCAATTGCAGCGGTTATTATCGCTGCTGCGTCTTTTCTCGCATTCCGCATCGCGTTCCTGTGAGGTGAGTAATGGAAATTTTTACGCTTGAATTCTGGAAAGGTCTTTGGGATGACTTTACCGAGTACCTTGCCGACTTGCCGATCCAGCTCCTAAAGAAGTTCCTTGACGGCGTGCTCGAAGTTCTCGGCGCTATCCAGCCCCCTGATTTCATGGGTACGTCCATTAGTGATCACCTTGGCCCGACGATGGAATTCATCGGGTTCTTCCTTACCCAGTCCGGTATCAGCCAGGCATTCGGCATCCTGCTTGCTGCTGTCCTTTTCCGCCTTGCTCGCAAGGCCATCACTCTGGGGCGGTGGTAATGGCTATTCACTTCCACGAAGGTTTGCCGGGCGCTGGCAAGAGCTACGAGGCATGCGTTTATCACATCCTGCCCGCGCTTAAGTCCGGACGGCAGGTCATTACCAACATTCGCGGCGTTAACTGGGACAAGTTCGCTGAGCTACTGGAGGAGCCCGTTGAGTATGTTCGCATGCTGCTGCTCTACATCGAGCCGGCCGAGCAGGACGGGGAGGCCGCCGACATTGAGCGCGTGAAGAACGAGTTCGCTGATCGCACGCCCGATAACGCGATGATCGTTTGGGACGAGATTCAGGACTATTTCCCGAGCGGTAATTACAAGCTGCCGCTCAATCAGCAGAAGTTCTGGACCGAGCACAGGCATCGCGGGCTTGAAATCGTCATCATGGGTCAGGACCGCGATGACGTGCACAAGATCATCCGCAGCCGAATTGAGGACATTGTTTACTTCCTCAAGCTCCAGGCGGTTGGGCGTCCCAATCAGTACAAGTGGGAGCAGCTGCAAAAGCAAGCCAAGGGCCGATTCGTGAAGATCGGTTCAGGCGTTCGAACGTATGAGTCCAAGTACTTCGGCCTTTACTCGTCTGTCCGCCGTGAAGGCGTAGGCACCGGCGTTTACCAGACCGGCCGCACAAACGTCCTCAAGAACTCCAGAGCACTTGCCATGGGCGTTCCTGCTGCCTTCGTTCTTGCCGGATATGCCGTGTTTCACCTCATTGGCTTCTTCGGCGGTAGCGGTCCCGTAAACTCTGATCCGGCCACCAAGGTCACTGTCGCCAAAGCTGCACCTGTCGTTTATGAACAGCCCCCGGCTGGTCTCGTCAATCCGGACCCGCCAACGTTGCACGTTGCCCAGTCATCGCCAACTGCCGACCAGGGCGACGAGGTGCATGCAATCGACTACCTGGACAATCTCGCGCAGAAGTACACCGTCAGGGCTACCGGCATCATCGACAGCCAGAAGGAAGGTAAGCGCCTTATGGGCCAGATCGAATTGCTCGACAGCTCCTACAACGTCAAGGAACGCATGTACGTTCGAGAGATCGAGGCCATGGGCTGGACCGTCACACGAACCGGTTACGGGCTGCTGCTCGAAAAACAGGGCGTTTCCCATGTTGCCCGGACATGGCCGCTCGACCTCAAGGGCCGAGTCAACGAACGCACGGTAAATAGCCTGTCAGGTTCCCCAAGCGGCGTGCCGCGGGGAACCGGACAGGCAGCTTCCCGGCAATCCGAACTCGTCGTCGTCGGAACCGGCAAACCCGGTCACCTGTGGTGATCCATTCATATGGGGCGCTTCGCATAATGGAGATTATGAAATGATCCTGACCTACGAGCTGGTCGATAACCCCGGCCACGAGTATCAAGAGCAAGTGGAAACGCAGTTCGATGCTTGTGTTCGCCTTCAGTCAATTGAGCCATTCTGTACCTGGTGGGCTCTTTCGTTCGACAACGGCGACACTGTCATGTCGTCTTAGGCGCTTCGCATAATGGGTAACGTTACGTTTAATCGTGGCCGGACAATATGCGCAGCTCCGGGCGCGATTTAATGTAACGTTGATTATGCGCTGCGCCCCTTTCCCCCTCGAGATCCCGCCGCACCTGGTTCAACAGGCTCGCCTTTACGCGGCCGGTCGGGGATCTACTGACCTCGAGGCCGTCCTGCATGTGCTCGAGGATTACCCTCGGTTGGTTGCTGAGGCTCGCCAGCTGCGCAACAGGGCGTCGCAGCTGGATGAGGAGGGCGCCGCCCTGGATGCTCGCCTGGAAGCCCTGCAGGCCGCTTGCAGGGCGATCCTTGAGCTTTAGGCGGGTACCACGCGGTATTTCCATCCCTTGAGGGCCGGGGTTTCTGCCGCCTCTCTGTTTGCTCTTTCGGCAAAAGCCTCGGCATCCTTGCGGTTTGTCCACGGCTCGTTTTCTGGGTCGGATTCGCCCACGATCGACCATTTTCGCTTGCCTGGCGCTCTCGACTCGACGTTCCATCCTGCTACGGTGTTTTCGTTACGTTGCGCCAATTCTTTCTTGGTCTCTCGCAGCTCGCGAATCAGTTCGTCTCGCACTGCCTGCAATCGCTGGACCTGGTCGTGCAGTTCATCTCGCCGATCTTCGGCGCGTTTGCAGCGCTCTCCCAGCTCCAGGACTATCGCTCTTAATTCGTCGTAGTCCACTCCGTTGGAGTTATCGTTACGTTGCGCTTTCTGCCGTTCACGGTAGAGCCGCTGCCGCTCGGCGTTGCTCATGGCTTGGCCGGTCGCCGGGCGGCCTCGGCGTTTGGGCTGCGGCCTGAGGAACTCGTGCTGTAGGTCGATCGGCAGGGTCTGTTTGTCGTTGGCTTCGATCATTTTGCCCATCCTCGGATCCGCTTGGCGTCTGCCAGTTGTGCATGGGCGGTTTTCAGCATCGTCTTGTTTTTCTCGCCCCGCCGAACTTGTTCAATGATGGCGTTCGCGCGGGCCTCGATGTTCTCTGCCATCCGTAGGTGGTACTGGCGTTCTTCGTTGGTCATGTCGGTTACTCCATTCCGGTTAGGTATGGAGCAATTATAGTTACGTAACGATAAATAGGCAATCGTTACGTAACGGAAAACCATTGAATGTTTCAATCGCGCTGGCTCGCACGATAGATAGCGCAACATAACGAAAATTATGTGACCTCGACCTCGCCGCTTGCGGCGATTAGTCGCCTGCACGCCCTGGACTGATTGCCTCGCGGTTCCCGCGACGATACCCGCGCAGCGGCCGATCTCCCCTCAACGAAAAAGCCCCCGACGGCCTCAACGGCTCGCCAGGTGCTTCTCGCGATCTTCGTCCCGGTGTCCCGCCACTACCTCAACCCGCGCCCTGATCTGCCCAAATGGAGCAGCACCTGGGCGTTTCTCTGCCGCTCTCCCAGGATCATCAGCACCGCTGACGGTTAGGTCACGAAGTTGCAGTGGTTCCGCCGCGCTTTGGCTTCACCGGCGCAGCCGGGTCCACCATCTCTAATGGTGGACTCTTGTGCAATGGATGCACTTTTGGGGGGATTTCAGTCTTCGAGCTCTAGCATCAGCTCGCCTGATGCGCTGACCTTCGCGCATGGCGTTGCGTTCTCCAGGATGAAGTGCGCCAACTCGCTGTCCTTGATTGGCATGCGTCCCTGCTTGATCAATAACTTATTGATTTCTATGCACTTTTGTCTGAGCGCTTCTTGCTCTGTGTTCGACAGACGCAGGGTGGCAGGCATTGTCATTTGACCCATATCAAATTCACCTCGTGAAGTGTACGTGCATGCATGTGATTTGTATTGACGCATGCAAGTTCACCGGTATACATTCCGCCGCAATGTGATTTGCATGCATGCATGCACAGGCGAATGGACTTCACAAATGCTCGACAAAATTCACCTCTTCGTACCGTTCCGGGTCGATGCCATCGCTACCAGCACCGGTAAGCGTGGCAACGAACTGCTAATGGTCGATCTGGAAGCCCTGGGTGTTCCGCTCCGCGCTACCAGCGTCCTTTCGGACGGGAAGGGTGGTTATCAGGTCGAGGACATCAGCCACGCCTGGGAAAGCCTATCGACCGGCTTTACGCCGCTCGCCTTTAAGGTGTTTCACCAGTCGCTCGGCAAGCGCATACAGCCCGGCGTCGAGCTGAAAGCCAGCCCGGCCAAGCTGCTCCAGGGGCACAACGTGTTTGGGCCGACCTCGATCCGCAAGGGCGGTGAGGTGATGTTGAAGTGGCTTGCCGGGTCCTATCCGAAGCTCTGGGCCTTGCTGGACTGGCAAGCCGCCGAGGTCTACGGCATCGATTGCACCTATTCCGCCCGCCTGCCCGATGAGCGCACAGCGCTCCAACTTATCCAGGCGCTTCGCGGGGTCAGCAATGGCCAGACCCGCAACCGTGGCGACGACTACGAAACCACGGCTTATTGGGGCTCCAAGGAAACCCGTCTGCGCAAGCTTAAGGCCTACCTCAAGGGTCCTGAGTTTCGCCGCCAGCTCGATGAAGCCATCAAGGCCGCTCGTGCCTATGGCGGCGCCAACTTCGTTCCATCCCAGGCGTTCGCGGCTCACCGGCTGCTGGCGGTTCTCCAGAACCCGGCGCTCCAGGAGTGGGCGGAAAACCTTCTTCGTCTCGAAGCCACTGTCATGCATCGCTGGCTTGAGCGCAGAAACATCCCGACGAATCTATGGGCCCTTTGCGACTACCAGGAACGACTGGAAGAGCAGGGGAGTTGTTTTATTCAGTGGTGTTGGGAACAAGTAACTAAAGAATTGTTTGCGGCCTTTGAAGGTATCTCCATGCGAGTAATTAACGATGAAAAAGTGCTGGCCGCACTTAAAGCAAAGTTCACCAAACAGGGCGGTCGGTGGACCAAGGCCAAGATTGATAAGGCGACTGGCGCGACTATCCCGTCTGTGTTTGTGCCTGGACCTGCTAACGAGACAGTTGCGCTCAACCTGTTTCGCACATATCGGAGTATTAAAGATTACGGCTGGCAGGAAACTATGGATTCCATGTCCCGTCGAACTTTTTACGATCACGTTGGCAAAATTTGCGAATGCGGACTTTCGAAGGCTGCACTTCAGAAGTTGAAGATGGATGACCAGAAAAACAACGTCATTCCGATCTTGCGCTTTCTGCAAGTTGACTTCAGCGCGCAACGTCCTGGTTGGTACGTTGAGCCATCGGTAGAAGCTGCATGATCGCCCCAACTATCAACGTCCTGGTCGTCACTATGTGCGGACTGTTGGCAATTCACTTTCTCGGGCGCTGGGCCCGTTCATAACCGAGGTAATTTTCATGTTTACAAAAATGGGTCTTTGCAAAGGCGTCCACTCCAAAGAAAAGCCAAACGGCATCATTGAACATTATTTGGTTATCACCTCTCCTGGTCGTGACCAGTTCGGCCAAGATATTGAAGAGTCTGTCGGTCTTAAAGTCAGTAAGCGCCAGTTGGATTCTGGTATCGAGAATGCATACAAGAAGTACATTGACCAGCAGGTATGCGTACCTGTCTATGCCAAAGCGTGGAAGTCAAAAACGGGTACTGCCTTTGGTATGGATTACTGGCTCTCTGATGATGGCTTGCCAATTCCAGTTCAGCGCGTACAACCGCGTCCTGCATCTGTTGCCAGCTAATCAGTAAATGACAATGGCACTTTGTGTAGAACTCGTCGGCTCGACCCTCACCGCCGTAGGTGAGTATTCCGACGCCTGCTCGGGCTACGCACTTATGACCGCGCAAGAGTTCGCCAGTACGCCAACGCTGGCGGCGCTCTTCGCAGTACCGGAACCAGAGACCGTCCAGACCGCTTTCGCTGCTGGGCTGACTCTGCCGCTAATGCTCTGGCTTACCGCCTGGGCGTTCGGTGTTGTAGTGAGTTACATCAACTCACGCACCGATGACACTGTAATCAATGAGGAGTAACAAATATGGACTTTTCCGCCATCGTATCTGCTGTTGACGCTACCACTATCGTGGCTGCTATTGCTGCCATTGCTGCAATCAAGGTTCTGCCTGGTGTCGCTAAGTGGGGTTTCAACAAGGTCATCGGCTGGTTCCGCTAACCGTTGCTGCACTACTAGGGGCTCCTTCGGGGGCCTCATTTGTTTCAGGGGTTTAACCATGTTGATTCAGTTCGGAATATTCTTTTGGGGGGCACTATGCGCCTGGGCAATTATCTTCGGGTTTTCTCGGCACTGAGTGTTTTGCTGCTTTGGCATTCGGGCGCTAGTGCTGAGGATTATTATTGGGATACTACTGCACGCATATTCGCTGCTTCTTCCCCTGCTGCGACCTGCAATTTGTGGGCCGCGGACAGATCAAAAACACTTCAGTACCCTATTCACTCTGTAACTTATTCACTTACTACTCCAACATCAGGTTTCTGTAACGGGATCTCCTATGGTGTTGAATATTCTGCAACTATCTACCGTTATGGGTCGGCTTGCCCGTCTGGCACTGAATACAACCCAACAACCGGCGAATGCGCCGCACCTGAAAACCCGTGTGCCGACAAGGCTGGCATCGAAGAGGGTTTTTCCAAGGCCGGTACTGCGCCTGACAATTTTATGAACATATCGTCAGGCGGCTATGGCATACCGCAGCGTCAAGGCTGTAAGGACGGTTGCGCCGTCGAGATAGTCGACCTCCGATGCAAAACGTTTACCGCAGGCCCTTATCTGTGTCGTGGCCTTATGGGTTATACCGGCCAGCAGTGTTCTACAACTGGAACCGGTACTGAGGTTGCAGAAGACGTAAGCGACTCGGTTGATCCTGAAACCGTTAAAGAAGAAAAGCCCTGTGTATATACAACCGTTGGTGACAAGCAAGTTTGCGAGTCAAAGAAAAGCGAAGAAAACACCGGCGAGTCATGCGGTGAGGTTAATGGAGTGAGAACATGCGTTCCTAAAGCCCCGGAGAAAAACGGCATTGATATCAGGACTGAGGCCACCACAAATACAAATCCTGACGGCACCACGACTACAACTAAAACCGACACCGCAACTAGCACTACCTGTAAGGGCATAAAGAACTGTACGACTACTACCACGACCGTTACGACCACGACCACAAAGAATGCCAATGGACAGACTACGGGTTCTAACTCAACCTGTACCGGCCCGCTTTGTCCAAATAAGTCCTCAAACCCTGACGCGGATGGGGACGGCTTCGGCGATTGTGCAACGGGCAATTGTGGCGGCGGCCTTCCCGGCGGTCCTGGCGGTTCAGAAGTTGGTGCTCAAGATTGGTTTACTCCAGGCGAAGACACTTTTGGGAGTGTCCTGACTGAGTTTTCGCAGAAGGTGCAACTGCTGCCGGTTAGTGTCCAAACAACCAAATTCCTCACCTTCAATGCTTCTGGTGCATGCCCGCGATGGAGTGTTTCAACTTGGGTTTTTGATTTCGACTTTGATCAGTTCTGTACCGGC